CTAAAGACTTAAAGGGACTGCCTAGACCATCTAAAACAGAACCATGGGAGACATTAACCAGACCAACTTACTGGTTCGGCGATCGCCTACTCACAAATAAAGGATGGGGAATTTGTACAGGTATCAGACAAATTAGCACAGGTGACTGGCTTTATTACATTCAACTAGACAAGCCACCACACCTCCAGTCACCAACCCAAATTTTTATTGACTTAGAAATACTAAAACATTACACAGGAGAGCATCATGAATGAACGAAAAATCACCAAGATAAAAGCCAAAAGAGGGGACACTGAAAGTATAAGTATCGCCTATATGGTTGTTAACGAAAACAATCAGGAAGAAAATTTAAACTGCTCCTTAACAGGAAAAGAAGAAGCCAGAATTGAGTTTTACGATGGCTTGGATGGACTCCGAATAATGTTAGTGGAAGCAATTGGATTGAACCCACATATCTGGCTTGAGCAGGGGCAAGTCATTGGACTTTCCATCAAATATCAAGAGGAAAGTATAGGCATCACAATCACAGGTAAGTGTGAAATAGAAGGAAGATATGCCTGTCCAACCACACCTTATTTATTAATTGCTGATCAGGAAAGTGTTGAGTTTAAGCTTATCAAAAATGTTGTCAATGAAGCATTCAAATATTTAGATGGTGAACGTAAGGATTGGAAACAGCAATCACTATTTGAACAAGAGAATATTGACTATGAATCACTTTAATATTTGGCTTTTTAGCCTTTACACCATTGGGATTGAGACAATCTTAATAACAATTATTTCCCTTTGTTATTTAATCATTCAATCCCATAAATAAACAAAAAAAGTCCGCCTTGTCAGCGGACTTAAAGGAGACAAAAGGAAAACACAACATCATTCTTTAATAATATGTCAAAACAAACAGAACCGCAACTAACCAATTACAAAACAGGAGACAAAATTAAATACAAGCATCCCAATCATGGATGGATAGATGCAATATTTGAAGGATTCCATACTCCAGAATTAGCCCCCACAGGCTCTAAATGGAGTTTCATGGAAGTTTCTATTAATGGCAAATTACACAAGGCTTATTCTTTAAATCAGATTAAAATTAGTGAATCATGAAAAGTTGCTTAAATTGTATTTACTCAGGGTTTTTGATTGAACGCAATGACGAATTTTATAGCTACGAAGGCGACTGCAACGATAATCGATTCCCAATAACAACCTTGGTTAATCTCTGGCAATGTCAAAAAGATGACAAAGATGAATTAAGGGAAGGAATAGATTTAATCTTTGAGCAAATAGCTATTAAGTGTGAAGCTTACATACCAACTACATAAAACAATCAACTAATAGCCGCTTAAACAAGTGGCTATTTTATTGTCATTCATTTACCCGACTTACTGAGTATGAAAAAATCTTCTTTATTTCTATTGACGTGGTACAAGGGAATAAGATATATTAAATGTGTTGAGTTAAAAAAACGATGGCAAATAAAAACCCAAAACGACCGCCAAACGCGGTCCTATTTAAAAACCAATGGCAGACTGGGAAAACCATTCAAAAACGTATTCCCGTTGCTATTGAGCAAGAAGTTATTGCGATCGCCCAATGCCTTGATCAAAACCCTTCTATTGCCAGTCAAGTTTTGGCCTTTGCCAAAGCACTGGCAGAACAGACAGAAAATTAAAGCCCTCGTACTGCTGAACACAGTCGAGGGACAGCCCCTACCATTTCTTAAATCTCTTAGGAGCAATTTAACTATGAATCATTTTTCAATTTTTGTCAATAAGACAAGTGCGCTGTTGCACGCCCATGGAGGTGTGTGATGGGGGAAACAATAAGAGTGCAGCATTCAAAAGATTACACAGTAATAGCCAACGCAGCTATTAGAGATTCACGTTTAAGCTTCAAAGCGCGTGGGTTACATCATTTGCTTCTCTCTTATCCTGATGGGTGGGAGATTAACACTGAACACTTATCGGATCAATCCGAATCTGACGGAAAAACATCTGTTTGTTCAGCATTAAAAGAATTAGAAAAGTTTGGGTATTTAACTCGTGAGCAAGCACGAGTAAACGGAAGAATGGCAGGATGGAAATCTGTTATTCGGGAAATACCATCAAGCGAACCAAGCAAAAAAACTCAGAAAGCCCGTACAGCAAGGGTAAAACCGGAATCAGGTTTTCCAGCTACGGAAAATCCGGCTACGGAAAATCCAGCTACGGAAAATCCAGCTACGGAAAATCCAGCTACGGAAAATCCGGCTACGGAAAATCCGGCTACGGAAAACCTGCCACATAATAAATACTTATTCCAAGAAGTATTTAAGAAAGAAATATCTAAAGAAGAAGTATCTAGCGGACTTTCTCCCGCTAAAGAGGATTTAAGACAAGATGGAGTAGAACAGATATCTATTATTCCTGATTTAAAGGAAGGAATTTCGGGTAAACAGATAAATCACTCATTGGACAAAGTTGCGCCCGCCGCCCCGGCGCGTCTTGACAAGGCAAATGTGGTTGAACCATTTGGAAAACCGCGTAAAAGCGCAAAAGAAATAGCTTGGGAATGGCTACCAGATGGACCGTGGAAGAAAGATGGCCAGTTAGATAATGACTTTTGGCAATGGTTCGCCTTGGAGTGGGCGGGCAAATTTGGAAGTGATGTCCATGAGTCACGGGCTAATGTCTACAGCCACCTGAAAAAAGACCATAACAACTTACAAATCAGATGGAAGGAATATTCCATCAAAACTAAAAAAGAGATGGCTTTAGTCCCCCTTCCTGACGCTGTATTAACCTGGCAACCAATCCAGCATCAGGCTGTATGGGAGCAATATATTAAATCCAAAAGCTTGCAAGATTTTTATAGCCACCGTAGTTGGAATCAAGCGTATTTGGAATACGCATTGATTAATCAACCGCGTTTTGATTGGTCTAAGCATTTACCAGTGTCCGCATAACAAACTTAAAGGTCAACTACCATGTTTACTCAAGAAATTACTCTATTGCCCCCTCAAAACGTTGAAGCTGAAGAAGTCGTCTTAGGCGGCATTTTACTAGATCCTGAAGCTATTCAACGAGTCTGCGATTTTTTACCTTCCGAAGCATTTTATATAGATGCACACGCAATCATTTACAAGGCTGCTTTGGAACTCTACAGTCAGCACCAACCCACTGATTTACTCTCTATGGCTAATTATCTGAGAGACAAGGATCAATTAGAAAGAATTGGTGGCAGAAATAAATTAGCCACTTTGGTAGACCGTACAGTATCTGCAATTAATATTGATGCTATGGCGGCACTAGTTCTGGAAAAATATCAACGCAGGCAATTGATCAAGACTCTTAATGAATCGCTAAAAATAGCATGGGATACTTGGGTCCCGACACATGAAGCTATTGAAGAATGCCAAAGAAAGATTCTTGATATAAGCACTAATCAAACAAAATCAGAATTAGTCCACATCAGTGATGCTGTGACATCTTTATACACAGAGAAATATGAAATTCAAGCGGGAGAACGACCTGCCCCTGTCAAGATGGGGTTTTACGACTTGGATAACCGTCTAGGAGGACTGCATAAAAAACTGCTGCATATTCTAGCAGGAAGACCAAGTATGGGAAAAACCGCCTGTGGTATGGCGATCGCCTGGCACGTTGCCAGTGTACTGTTGAAGAATGTTTACGTATTCTCCTTAGAAACATCTAAAGAAGATTTAGCTGCTAGATTAGCAGCTAAACTAACCCGAACCTGTTTGAATCAATTTGTAAAAAATCAACTCACTCAAAGTGAATGGAACGAATTTTTTAATCTCACTCAGTCACAAATACTACATGACTCAAGGCTATTTATATGCGATAATTTTAGCATTTCTCCTATGGAGATGCGGAACACGATTAGGCAAAAGAAAGCTAAAACTGGCGATGTAGGCTTGATTGTGGTTGATCACATCACCCTGCTTGCCAGAAATGATAAGTCCAATAATAGGGACTTTCGGGTTAAAGTTGGGGATACAAGCCGAATGCTTAAAGAGTTGGCAGGAGAGTTTAATTGTCCAGTATTGGCTTTATCTCAACTAAATCGAGCCACAGAAAGCCGAACAGACAAAAGACCTACCATGGGCGACCTGTCTGAAAGCGGGAATATTGAACAAGACGCAGATGTAATTATGATGCTTTACCGTGATGAATATTACAATAAAGAAACTACAGATGTAGGTGTAGCTGAATTGATTACTACAAAGGCACGTAACGCTGAAACAGGAACAGACAAGTTGCTTTTTGATGGGCAATATTCAGAGTTCAAGAATTTAGCTCAACAAAGTTATTGATATATCAATAAGTGCAAATATTAATTGATTACCCACTTGTATCAAAGTGGGTATTTTTTATCTGTATATCTATAAACATATTTTTATTCCTATAGGCATTTGATATTTGATTTTATCATGCTAAATTGATTTTATCAGCACACAATTACAAAGTGAGAATTTTATGAGCGGAAAGCCAAAATATGGCGAAACTAAGACTTCTAAGCAAATCATGATTACTAATGACGCTAAACAAATCTATCGTGCTTATGCACAGTATATAGGCACTAACAACAATGAGTTGATTGAACAAATGGCACGAAACCCTGATGTACTAAGAGGTCTGGCTGATTTTGTGGAAAATAAAAAATATTTTTCAAAACCACTTGACAGTTCCATCTTGTAATGATATATTAGATATATAAACAAAAACGACCGCCCCTCCGACCAAGAAGTAAGCGATCGCTTTGTTAGTCCCATACAGGAATATTCAATCATGACACATCCAGTTTTCTCTGTCAAGTTTTTAATCAAGAAAGGCATTAGCTACTGCAAAATGGTAGCTAAAGAACTGGGTGTTACCCCAGAGGGTGATAAAAGGCAAGTTATCACCTGGGCTGACGCTATAGTTGCCCACCAGGCTAATTTACAGCCTGTAGAAGTTCAAAAACAGCAGGTTGTTATTGAGTTTAACGACGGAATGGACTCCTGCGACTTGGCAGGGTACTCTGTCATTGACTTGGATGGAAACATCATAAGAGATGGGTTTCGTACTTATGCAGCCGCAGAACGCTGGGCTGCTGACAGATTTGAAATAGTTGAGCAACAATCAATTGCTCAACAAGAGATTGTTGAACTTCTTGAGCAACAAATCCAAGAAGTCACAGAAAAGGTAGTAATTCATGAAATAGACTTCGGTTACGCTGAAATCTGTCAAGGTAAAACTGTTGTGGCTACCATTAGTCACAACTTTGACAATGGTAACTGGGAAGTCCAGTTCTCTGAAACATTTAAAAGCTTTTTGACTTACGCAGAGGCGGAGGCCTTTGCAATTAATTACATAGATGACGAGAGAGGTAGCGGGAGGGTTGTCCCGATATCTCAGGATATCGAAGATATCAACTATGATATTAAAGATAATCAAATTGTAGACCCGCTGGGTGAGCGCTACACAGTCCGAGTTAAAGGACATCTAGCCGGCAATATCTGGCTAGATGTTGATAGAGGGTGGACTATTGGAGTTACTTACTTTCATACTCCGATAGAAGCCGCTAAGGCATTAGCAAAACTAACAATAAAGGAGTTGGTGTGATGACAACGACTAAAACCAAGGCTTATCAAGAAGCCTTACAAAATGCAGGTGTCCCTGAAAATCTAGCCCGTAATGCAGCCGTCGTGCTGCGGGCTGATGATTATGGAGTTCCCCGCACTGAGCGGGGGCAGCGAGTAATTAATAAACTTCACAACAGTGCTGAATGAAGCAATGAAGCTATGCAACTTATGTGAAGAGACTTTGTATATCCATTTTAAAACAGTGGATATACTGGGAATATTAGTAATCTACCCAGTAGTAAAAACTTCTACATTGCCATT